GCGCGTGATCAGCCTGGACAGCGGCGTCCTCACCTTCGAGTCGCCGGCGTAAGGCTCGGCTGAACCAACCATCCAACCGAGACCTGCAACGAGGAGAGAGCCATGGAAATCGACGCCGCAACATTCAACAACCTGTTCATCTCGAAGCTCGACACGGCCGACGGTCTCGAGAAAGCCGCCCAGGCGGGCGGCGCGTTCGTGCGTGAGCGACTCCGCGAGGTGTCGTTCGCTCGCGCGATCATCCCTCCCGAGTACGTGACCAAGGCCGACTGCCAGCGGTCGGTGAACCACGACACGCTCGTCAAGATCTGCGACATCGAGCCGCAGTCGAGCGCGGCCGCGGTCAACTTCCGCGGCAAGACGCACGAGCGCTACATCGAGGGCGATCGGTACGAGATCCCGTTCTTCAAGGTCGAGTCCGACAAGTTCCGCAAGAACGAGGCGGAACTGCTGGCCTACGACTACCCCGTGACGAAGGTGATCGAGGAGAACTCGGTCAAGGACGTCCAGAAGGTCGAGGACGGCAAGTTCATCGAGTTCACCGACGCCGTGATCGTGGCGAACGGCAAGAACATCGCGCCGGCGAGTGCGGGTCCCGCGACCTCCGACAACCTCGTCAAGCTGTTCAAGGCGCTCGACACCGACGAGCTCTCCGTCGGTACCGTGCTCATGAACAAGGCCGACTGGCTGGACTTCATGGTCCAGGAAGCCGCGGTCATCGGTTCGCCGCTGGCGTCCGAAGTCCTGGTGAACGGCTACAAGTACAACACGATCCTCGGCCACAAGCTGGTCGTGACGATCAAGAGCTCGATCGTCGCGCCCGGCGACATCTACATCTTCACCGACCCGATGTACCTCGGGAACTTCTACATCCTCAACGACACGAAGTTCTACATCGAGAAGCGCGGTGACATGGTGTCGTGGCAGACGTGGGAGTACGTCGGCATGGGCTACGGCAATCTTCGCGCGACCGCGAAGATGACGCTGACCTGATCGCGGCTTGACCCCGCCCCCCGCCGGCGCTTACCGTCAGGGGGATGCTCAAGCACAAGGTCACGAACGTCTCGAAGCACCCGAAGTTCCTGACGGCCGCCGGCAAGCTGCTCCAGCCCGGCCAGTCAGTGACGCTCAACCGTCTCGATCAGGGAACCCGCGACGACACGGGGTTCCAGATCGAGGACGGCGAATTCGCCAAGGTCCCTGCGCCGATCAAGGAGGGACCGCGGCCTGTTGACGTCGACAAGGACGATGACGACGACAAGCCGATCGCCAAGGTTGCGGCCGAGCCTGAGGGGGCGGCCACGCTGGTCGTCAGCCAGCGGCGTCGGCACTCGGTGCCGCTGGTCGCCGTCGGCGACGATCCAGCGCCGGTCAAGGCGTCGAACTCGACGGATGACGACGATGATGGCCTCGGCGACATCCCCAAGGCCGTGTACGAGCGCAAGGACGAGGCGCCCGCGGGCTTCGCGACACGGCCCGGGCTGAGCGCCACCAAGTAGCGTAGAATCCGAGACGTGACCACGAGCGCGGGAACCCCGGAGAACCAGGCGCGCCAGAAGGCTCGTCGGCTACTCCGGCTGTTTCTGAACGACACGCCGGAGCTGAACCGGCTGATCCGCAAGCAGGAGTCCGACGACGAGCGCCTCGATCTCGCGATGGCGATGTGCGTCGACGACTTCACCGTCACGGCGCCGCTGCTCGGCACCTACTATGTGGCGACCTTCCCGTCGCTCTACCTGCTGATGTACGGCTCGGCGATCCAGGTGCTGCGCAGCCAGGGCATCCTGCAGTCCCGCAACGAGCTCTCGTACAGCTCCGGTGGCGTGTCGGTGCGGATCTTCGACAAGACCCAGAACTACCAGAGCTGGATCGCGCAGTTCGTCGCGGACTACGAGCGCAAGAAGCAGAACTACAAGATCTCCATCAACATCGCGCGCACGCTTGGCCAGGGCGGCGTGGCCTCGGAGTACTCCATCCTCAACTACTTCTGGTGACCATGCTGGCCTTTCGACGACTTGACATCATCGTCGCCCAGCCCGGCTATGCTCCCGACGGCAACGCCCTGGTGCTCGTGTGCTGGGAGCTCGTCACCCAGCACAGCGGGCTCGACAAGACGACGTTTCGGGTCGAGCGCTCCCTGTCGCCGCAGTTCATCGACAGCGAGCTCGAGCTGCTTGCTGACAAGATCCCGGCGACCCCTGGGCTGATGGTCTACGAGTACGACGACGTCACCCCCAGTCTCATCAGCTGGTGGCGCCGCTACTACTACCGGATCGTCGCTACCACACCCGACGGCGAGACCTGTTCGGAGATTCGCCCTTGGGAGACCAACCCGCGGCCGCACGAGCTCGCCATCATCGAGCGGCACGACTTCGTGCTGCGGTACCTGCAGGGCTCGCCAGCATTCTGCTTCGTCGAGCGCACGGCCGGCAGCGCGCACTGCCCTTGCTTCAATCCGACCACCAGCAGATCCGACGACTCCAGATGCACGATGTGCCTGGGCACCGGTCGGCAGCGCCCGTACTTCGAGCCGATCCCGTTCTTTGTCGACTTCAACCCCGATGAGAAGCTGGTTTCGATCTCGAACCTCGGCGAGACCCAGCCCAAGCAGAAGGATTGTTGGTCGTCGGCCTATCCGCAGATCAAACCGGGCGACGTGATCCTCGAGCTCGTGCCGGGCATCCTGTGGCGCGTCGCTACCGTCCATCCGATCCAGCCCCAGGGCACCACGATCCAGCACGTCTGCCGGCTCAGCGTCATCGACCGCGACCAGGTCGAGTACCGGCGCCTGCCACAGCAGATTTCGCCCGCGACCATGCGCGCGCTCGTGACACAATGGGAGCGCATCAAGGAAGAACGTCTGTTCTAATGCGCCCCTTCACCCATGGATTTGCTGACGAGCTCATGAAGCTCGGTGCCTTCCCGCAGCAAGCGGGCGGCGGTCAGGCCTACGACGCCGGCGTCGACAAGGCGATGGACAGCTACCAGGGCCGCGGCCCCAAGCCGGGGCTCACCTCGGGCCAGCCGATGCAGCCGACGCCGCTGCCCAAGGACAAGTCGCCGACGCCACTGACCACCCCGAACAAGATGGTCGACGTCGCGTCGGCCGGCGGGCGGTGATGGGCTTCAACGACTTCATCTCGTTCGAGCCGGCCCCGATGTCGGCGTTCGACCGCCTCGAGGAGGTCGACTCGCTGGCGCGCGAGAAGATCGCCCTACGTCTGCAAGAGGGTCTCCGAACGACGATCGATCCGGGTGTGGACCTGAAGTCCGCGATGCGAGCCCAGAAGATCAGGGTCACCTCCGAGGAGGGGCGTCTGGTGGTGCACCAGGAGGATCAGGCCGCGATCATTGGCGGCGGTGATGGCGACCACGGATCCGATTCGGATCCCAACACGGTCACCAACTTCGATGAGCTCTTCGAGCCGAGCTCGGGGGTTCCGTCGATCGGGCCCGACGGCAGGCTGATCTACCGAACGGTCTCGCCGGCGGTGATGCTTGGCGAGCAGCGGGCCGAGGCCGACCAGATGATGGCTGATCAGACCGTCAACGAGATCCTCTCCAACAACCTCGTCGACGCCTACGACGATGCGTTCCGTGAGATCGGCGAGCGCAAGTGAGCGACGTCGTCGTCGAGCAGGGAAACGCGCGCAGCCTCCACGATCCCGCGCGGGTCTACGTCAGACCGCATGAGGTCATCAAGGGCTACTGCCTCGAGATCGCCCAGAAGCTCTTCTACGACGGCAACCCCACCGGCTACGTTTGGGACATCGACCAGGCCAAGACGCAGGTCACGATTGCCGACAAGTACGCGTTCAACCTGAGCCAGGTCGGCGCCAATCCGGCCGTCGTGGCCAACCGCGGTCCGCTGCAGTGGTCGTCGACGAGCGCCTTTCGCCAGATGCAATCGATCGACATGCGGACCGATCGCCGGACGCACACGGATCTGGTACGTGGCAGCGCCACCTTGTCCTGCTTCTCGCGCGCAGGCGAGGAGGCTGAGCTCATCGCCGGCTACCTGTTCGAGGCGTTCCGTAGCCTCCGCGATGTCATGCGAAAAGTTGCGCACTCGGGTATGATCGCGCCGAATTATGCAGGCTTCTTCAAGGTCGAGACGACGACGATGGGCGAAGAGGCCCTCGTCAAAGCGTCGTCGCGACCCGAGATTTCTGTCGTTCCAATCGCTATTCTAGCAATGGTCCAGCGTCGCTGGAGTGTCGAGCCCAAGTCGTCGCGGAAGCTGCAAAACGTCGTTGTTCGGACAAGCAGGTCTGGCTAGGTCACCCGGAGGAAAACGAAGATGGCATATCGCCGCCCTGCAATCGAAGTCATCCAAGAGTTTCAGCAAGCCGCCGCCGCCCTGGCACTGCCAGCGCTGCCTGCTTGCGTGATCGGACCTGGCTTCCAGATCGTCGACAACGCCGACGCGGGGCCGTACCTGCAGACGACGGTCGGCGCGACATCGTTCCCCTACCCGGGACTCGCCGGCGCCGGCATCGTGGATCTAGGCGACATCCCGGACACCACCGAGGACGCGAACGCCTTCAAGCCCGTGGGCGTTGCGCTGAAGAACGCCTACCTGGTGAAGGTCGGGCAGCTGACCACAGGCCAGTTGACCACCCCCAATCTCTTCGATGACAACACCGGACTGCCGTTCGACACGTTCGATCCCGAGGCCGCCGGGGCGCCGACCTTCTACGTCGAGGTCATCAGCGGTAGCGGCGTGGTCGACGCGGATATCGGTCGCAAGCTCGTCATCGGCAAGAACACGGACAACGAGCTCGTGGTCGCGGCCAACTGGCAGAGCGGCAGCTTGCCCAAGACCGGCGTGACCTACCGCATCCTCGAGTTCCGCGAGAGCGAGGTATACCCGCCGAGCTCGTTCGCCGACAACAACATCGAGCCCGATGCCGATGCCGTCGTGATCCAGCCGGGCCTCCAGACCGTGACCGACACGGTCCCGCTCGATGTCGTCGAGGCCGACGTGTTGCTCAGCTGGCGCGCGCTGCGTCCCGACCTTGCCAACGCCCTGACGGCGTTCACCGATCTGGCTTCGCTCGAGGCGGTGTTCGGCGTGGGCTCCGTGGTGCCGGCGAACGTTGCACCCTACGTGATCAACCTCGCACTCTCGAACACCACCACCGCGGTGAGCTACACCGGTCTCAACGCGGAGTTCTTCGATGAAGAAGAGAACAGCTACCAGGCCGCGCTCGAGTTCCTCGAGAACAAGGACGTCTACGGCCTCGCGATCCTGACCAGCAATCCGGCCATCCACCAGCAGCTCAGCTCGCATGTGTCGGGGATGTCGGATCCGACCGTCGGCCGAGAGCGTGTTGGGTTCATGAACCGCAAGCTGGTGACCACGGCCGTCGTGGTCCCCCCAAGCGGCCTCGGCACCGTCACGTCCGCAGGCTCGGGCAACGGCACCGGCGGCACGACCAACAAGACGTTCAAGGATCCGACCAACGGTCTGTTCATCACGGATGGCGTGAGCTCCGGCCAGTTCCTCGAGATCGTCAGTTACACCGCTCTCCCCGGTGTCAACCGCCACGTGACGCCCGCCGAGCGCGACTACCTGGACAACGTCCACTCGCTGATCCAGATCGAGAACGCAGCGTTCACCGGCGCGGATGTCGGTCGGTTCATCATCGTCAGCCTGGCGACGTCGACCACGAACGATCTGGCGTTCCAGATCACCTCCAACGCCAGCACGGTCAAGGCTGACACCAGCCCCGCGCCGGCCGTTGGCGAGGTCTTTCCTGTTGGCGCACGCACACGGATCTGCACGCTGAACCGCGCGATCACCCATGATGCCGCCGACGCCGTTGTCGCCGGCACCAAGAACTGGCACTTCACCAACGGCGCCTTCACAGGCGGCGACGTCGGGCGGATCCTCTTCACGGCCGGCACTTCGAACTCCGGCAACAAGGGTGCGTTCACGATCGCCAGCGTAATCGACGGAACCCACGTCACGTCGGTCGAGTCCCCCGGCGCCGACGAGACCTTCGGCGGCGGCGTGACCCAGTCGATCTACAACGTGATTCGCGAGCCCGCGCGAGACATCGCAGCCGACAACGTGGTCGGTTCGACACGCGTGTGGACCATCCACAACGCGAACTTCACGGCGGATGATGTCGGACGCATCCTTCGCGTCGCCGGCGCCACCAACAGCGGCAACAACGCGGACCACGTGATCGATGCGATCATCGGCAGCAACCAGGTCCACACGACCAGCGCCACGACGCCGGTGACCGAGGAGTTCAACGGCCTGACGACGACCACCCTGACGACGCTCGATATCGTCAGCGAGACGACCAATGACACCGAGGACAACTACATCCTCAACACCCGCCATCCGATCAACTCGGTGTCCTCCGAGTCGATCCTCGTGCTCCAGGTCGATCCGACCGACGGCTACGGCGGCACGCTCGACGACGTCGAGTACCGGATCACCCGCGACCTCAGCAGGGACGATCAAGCGGAGTTCCTCGCCGGCTACGCGACGTCGTTCGCCAACCGGCGGCTGGTGTCGATGTGGCCCGACATCCTCGCGGTCTCGGTCAACTCGGTCGTCACCGAGGTGCCCGGCTACTTCGCCGGCGGTGTGCTCGCTGGCATGACGGCGGGCCTGCCGAGCCAGGCGGGCTTCACCAACCTGAGCGTCGTCGGTTTCATCGGGCGCGCAAACTCCGACGACGTCTTCTCGGACACCCAGCTCGATGTGATCGCCGGCGGTGGCAATCTGATCTTCGTCCAGCCCGTGCCGGACGCGGCGCTGCTGATCCGTCACCAGCTGACCACGGATGTGTCGACGATCTTCTTCCAAGAGTTCTCGGTCACGAAGAACGTGGATTTGATCACCCGGTTCTTCCGCAACCTGTACCGGCCGTTCATCGGTATCTACAACATTACCGACGGCTTGTTCGACCTGTTGAAGACCCGCGGCGAGGGCGGCGTGCAGTTCCTGATGGCACAGCAGGCACCGCGCGTGGGGCCGCCGCTACTGAGCGGGCGACTGACCCGAGTTGCGGAGTCCGATGACGCGCCGGACACCGTGGAGATCGACATCGGGATCTCGGTCCCCCTGCCCCTCAACAACCTGATCATCACGCTGCTGATCTGATCTCAATCGTAAGGAGCCGCTATGCCTCTTCGTCCAGCAGCCACGACCAGCTTCAACAACTGGGACTTCCACAACCACCACGTCCAGAGCGAGCTCATCGGCGGCGAGTTCGTCTCTGCCGAGACCACGCTCATCGCTGCAGGGCCGCCGCGGCTGACCGACATCACCGGCGGTAGCAGCGATGTCGGCGGTGGCGGTGGGGTGATCGACACCCCCGACGAGGGCGACATGGTGTTCCCGATCGGCGTGCTCGAGAACGTCGGGCTCAGCCAGTCCAAGCAGCTGCAGCGCATCTTCGAGATCGGCTCGAGCCGCAGCTACTTCGTGCCGGGCCGGACGATCGGCTCGCTCACGCTCGGCCGCGTGCTCTATCACGGACCTTCGCTGATGAAGGTCCTCTACGCCCACTACAAGCAGACCTCGAGCTCGGCGCCGTTCCAGTTCATGAACGACGGCATCGGCGCCACGATCAACATCGGCGGCGTCGACGTCCCCGATCCGAACGCCACCCTGCTCAACCTGCCCGCGCTGCAGGCCGAGCTCCACCAGGTCCAGTCGAACCCGGGCTACGACGACCTGTGGCTGAACCTCGCGTCGGACATCTTCAACCAGCCGACCGGGATGGCGATCTACTTCCGCAACCAGCTCGACATCACCGTGGGCGCGATCTACCTCGAGGAGTGCTACGTCCAGGGGCACCAGATGTCGATCAGCTCGGGCTCGGTGCTCGTGATGGAAGGTGTCAGCCTCCAGTTCGACCAGGTCCGCCCGATCCGCATGAACCTCGCCGGCGTCGGCGCGCCGCTGTTCGCCAACCAGTAAGATGAACCTCCGGGCCTTCGCAGAGGAGCTGCTGGACACGGCCGAGCTCCGGCCACTGGTCAAGGTCGCCGGCATCCTGCGGCCTCGCCCCGAGCGCCTGGTGGAGCGCATGACCGCTGCGGGGGCGCTGACCGGCGGCACGATGCACGGCCTCCAGAAAGCCAAGGCAGGCATCAGCAACAACCCCTACGACGAACCCGAGGGAACCACCGGACAAGCGCTGCTACGCGGCGGCGAGGCGGGTCTGGCGGCCGCGCTGCTGCTCAAGGGGATCGGTCGGTTCCACAAGCGCTGAGCCAGTGCGGCCGACCGAAGAGGTCGAGCTGTCCGCTCAGTGGTTTCGCGGCTGGCGGGTCGCGGTGAGACCGGCCTCGAGGCGCATCAACCTCCACCAGGCGCGCAACCAGGCCGCGGCGCTCGTAGTCGGTGACCCATGCCTGCGCGCCCTGCAGCGACGTGCAAAGTGGCGTATCCGTGCCGGGCCGGACGATCTTCACCCACGAGGTCTTGCGGCCGCGGCCACGGCGCACCATCCACTTAACCTCGACGCCCCAGCCGGTGAGCGCCTTAGTGGCCCCAGGCATCGATTCCGACGAGCCCGTTGAGGGCCCGCTCCCTGCAGGCGATCTCCCAGCCCGGCATGCCCACGACCCCTCTCACGCGGATCGTGTAGAACGTGACCTTGAACGTCGGGTCGGGGTGCTTGTAGTCGATGTGGAGCGTACGCGGGAAGATCCCGTCCATCACCGCGATCATCGCTACGACGACATCAGGCCACTGAGCTACCGTCGGCCGGATCGGGAACACCTGAAAGACGTAGTCGGGCCCGACCTGCGCGTGCTCGATCGTCCACCGAAACCCCGGCCGGCGGAAGCTCTCGTAGTGGATCGGCTGCACCGATGCGGCGCCGCCGGCAAGCGCGGTGAACTCGTCGGCGGTCGTGATGCCCTGCGCCCGCATCGCCTTGTCGGCGAGCTCGGCGCGCTCACGGGCGACAACGCCGCGATCGCGAGCTCCGGCTTGCGCTCCGGTCGGTCGCTTGGCCTCGGTGGTGCCTGCATCGAAGAGTCGGCTCATTCCCAACCCTACCGACCCGCTCAGGCTAAAACAACAAGATCAGGTGAACAGATAGACCCGGAAGCTCGCCGGCGAACCGAAGGTCGTCGTCAGCGTGGTCAGGCCGCCGGCGGGGTTGAAGTACAGCCAGAAGCCGGACGCGGCGATGTCGACGGAGCCGGAGCCATTGATCACGAAGGTCGCATCGCCAGTGATCCGTTCGACGTAGCAAGCCTTGGCATTGGCGATGTTCGCCATCAGGCTGAGACCGGACGCCGAGGCGAGCGCGATGTCCTGAATACTGCGCTGGGTATAGATCAGCTGCGCATTGAACGGTCGCTCAGGCGGGGTCGCTTCCGAGCCCAGGGGAAACGAGATCGTGCCCGAGATGGTCAACGTCGGCATTCGGCGATGATACAGCGGAATCCTGCCACTCGTACATTGTCACCGCGCGGGTATCGATCTGGGCGTAGAACTCCGCCTGATCCCGTTGGAGCTGCACCCAGTTCAACAGCGAGTTGGCTGCCTCCTTGTACTGATCAGCCGTTAGTCGGCCGGCCATGTAGCAGAACCGCTGGAACACGAAAGCCGTTTGGATGACGTCCTGCATGCAGTAGGTGTCGATCTCGGCGTAGCGCTTCTCCTTCCATGCATCGTAGACCTTGCTACCGTCGATGCCGCATTTGCCGGGCAGCCCCATCAGCTTGGCCAGATTTTCCATGTGGGGCTTGGGGAACATCCCGCGGTTGGTCCAGATCTCGGCGAGGTCGTCGTGCTTGCCACCGTAGCGATCGCGGTACTCCTTCGAGTAGCTCGAGATCCCACCGCGGTTGTCGGGCTGCAGGCCGAACAGCCACGGCAGCTGGATCCCGTGGCGGAACGCGCGCGTCTGAAGCACCGGCACATCGAACCGGCTGCCGCACCAATCGACCATGCGCAGCGATTCCTTCTGATCGTGGTGCTTGCCGGACGCCACGTCACTCCAGCGTTGGATCATCGCCTTCTCGGTCCCGCCTGCCCGCAAGCCACCCATCGCGCAACCACCGCTCGTCGGCCGGAGATTCTCATCGAGCGCGAGCATGCCGATCGTGATGACCTTCCACGCCCAGATCGGCTCGAATCGCGTGTCGCGCGTACTGCCCTCGGCGATGAGCTTGGCCTTCTCGGTTTCCCAATCAGCCTGAAGTTCCGTCTCCGGGATCGCCTCGATGTCCTGCACCAGGTACTTGATCATGTGCTTCTCCAGACGAGAACAACCAGAGGTTGTGCTCGCGCTTGATGGGGCGGCCGATCGCGACCATCTCGTCGTAGGTGAAGTTGCCAGTTTCGGCGGGCAACGCGTCGGGGTGAATGCGGAACGCAGTGTCCTCCGACGCCCTGACAAGGCCGAAGGCGTCGACGCCGGACCGCGCCATCATGCGCAGCAGCGAGATCTGCGGCCCGGTGAACGGGTGCTTCAGCATCTGGCCAATGCGACGGCCGCGGTGAAATGGGTCGGGCATCAACGGGTGCAGGGCCTTCGCCTCGATCGCCAGGGACCATGTGCGCCGCAAGATCGGTGCGCCATCTGCCGTCCTGAGGGGGATCCAGATCATCAGGTCGGGAATCCCGAGGGTGTAGTTGTCGGACGCCCGCAACGTCGTCGCGCCCGGGTGCTGGCGATGAATCGTCTTGATCAGCGCGTCAACGAACCCCCTCTCCTGCAAATGGCACCTCCCCACAGTCGTACTTCATGGTCACCTGGCCGTTCTCGACGTGCACCTGGAGGTGCTTCTCGTTGGGGCCTGGTTTCTTGCTGGCGAGCTCGGGTCGGCCGGGCATCGTGTCCGAGAGCGCCATCAGGGCGATGGCGTTCGGATGCAGCATGTCGATCATCTCCTCTACCGTGTACCAGTGCACGACGGCAGGACGACGCGTCGGCCGACGCGGGTAGAGCAGGAACTCGCCTCGGGGCGAGGCGAACACGATGTAGTGCACCTTCGCCATCCACCGGATGTAGCGCAGCTCCCACAGCTCGGGATCTGAATGCGTTGCGCGGTACTGTTCAGCGAGCATCTCGTTGACGCGGGCGTGGGCTTTGGCCCAGGCACCCAGGGCCTGTTCAAAGAGCACCTCGTCGACGTCGCGGATCGCCGCCGTGATGCGATCTTCCTGGGTTGCGATCCACGGAGAGATCTTCGGGTCCTGTTCGAACAAGCCAGCGAAGCCCGGTAGGTCGACCTCGAGCTGCGCCTCAACCGCCTTTTTCCAGCGGAGCAACAGGCTCTCCTCGGTGGCCGCCGGCGGCCTCTCTGCTCGTACCATCGTGAGCCTCCCATAGGTGAATCGAGAACGTGCGAATCTTGATCAGATCTTGCCCCTTGAACTGCTCGGAGCGCAGGTAGCCCTCGATCGTCGCCCACGTTCCCACCTTGGCCGTCGCGGCCACGTATCCCGCGTCGCGGCCCACGACCTCGACGGTGATCCGGTTCTTGCGATCGCGCTGCTCGCCATCGTCGTTCGTCCAGCTCTCGACCATCGCGAACTGGAAGGCCGCGAGGTTGGTGCGCGGGTTCAGCGCTTTGATGATCGGGGAGGTGACGATCTGGCCCTGCATCCAGACCCGGTTGATGAACGGTGGCATGGCCTTGATCTATGTGCCGCGTTTGACCTTGAGTAGCGCACGCACCTCGATGGCCTTCACGCCCTGCTTGCTGACGCCCATCATCTTGCCGATCGCCTCGAGCGTGTGCTCGCCAGCCTCGGATGCCACGAACATGCAGTTCATGTAGGCCCGCTCGTGAATCGAGTAGTCGCAGCCGCCGTTACTGCACGGTGTTCGAGGGAACACCGTGCGCAGATCGGGGCAGCGTTCGGCGAGCTCCAGACTGGTCAACCCGCGAATGCGGGCCACCTCGTCAGTGTGGAGCTCGGCCTTGATCTTCACGAGGTACTGCGGAGCCGTTTGCGTAGCTGTTCGTACTGGCGAAGGATGGAGAGGTCGTAAGATCTAGATCCTACCACGACCCCCCATTTCAGATGGGCCCAGTAGTTGTGGCCGTGGTGGTGCTGGCTCGCGCAGAACTCGCGCATGTGCGCCAGCTCCTGGACGCCAGCGAAGATGTTGATGCGAGGATCCAGTAGATCCTTCTTCGTGATCCCGTCGAGCCAGTGCTCATTCGAGCTCAGCCGTTGCCAGTGGACCTGCATGAGACCGGTGTCGTTGGTCGCGTTGGTCGGAAGGTTGTTGAAGTCCGACTCGTGCCACATGACGCCGGCGATGAGGTAGGGGTCGATGCCGTACTGCTCGCCGGCGACCACCATGTAGCCGGCGTACTCGAGCCGCTGCTCGGGCGAGAAGTGCGGGCTGAAGGGCTCGATGCTGTGGCTCAGATCCACCGCGGCAGAGATCATCATCACGACTTTCAGAAACAGCGAGATCATTTGGTCCTCTTCGGCAGGGTTTGTATCCAGCACTCGAAGTGCGCGTGAGCTTCGCGCAGAACCTCCTCGTCGACCATAAAGAAGTCCGGGTCCTCGATCGGGTACTGGCCGCCAACAATCGACACCGCGGCCTTGCCGGCGTCGATGTTCTTCTGGCACAGGAAGCAGTTCGTCATATCACTCGATCTGGATCGAACCCGAAGTAGAGCCGCGGCGGGCCATCCTGGAACAGGACGCTACCGCGTTCGCGGGTCTCCTTGTGAACCACGATGGCAAACGGCGCCTTGTACCCGAGGACCTCGAACTGCGCCGCCATCTCATTGGTGTCCCACACGGGCATCTGGCTCCAGATCGTCAGCTCCTCTCGTGTCCTTGGTTTGCGATTGAGCGCCTCGCGCAGCATGCGAAGCTCGACGTCGACGTCCTTGCGAGATGCCTCGGTGATCTCCTCTTTGCTTGTCAGCACGGTGACCGGCGACTCGATGCGCTCGCGGAACTCGTACCAAGGCGGTGTCGGCCAGCAGTGCTCCTCGTGCCAGAACACCGCGGCGAGGACCTCGTCGAAACGCCAGTGCACGCCCCAGCCTCCCTTGCTGGCGTGAATGTTACGGTGCGCCATCGGTTGATCATCCAAAGCGTAGAGGTTGCGTTTGGCAAGCTCGTAGTCGTTGACGACCTCGAGCAGCGCGGGCAGGCCGCAGACCCGACACCAAGATCGAACGATGTGGATCTTGTTGCGATCTACTCGCCGGCGAGCTCGCGCGATGTGGAGCAGCCGGATGCAGCCGGCGCACGGAACCTCATGGGACACTGTCATCGCTGTCCTTGGGGCCGGCGACCGCCAGTCCTCGCTGGCGGCCGGGCTTGATGGAGACCAGGTCGCGCGCCTCGCGCAGCGCGGTCAGCGCGGCCGCGGCCTCGTCGGATGCGAGCGCGTAGCCGCTGAAGATCCCGATGGCGTAGTCGAGTCGGTTCTCGGCCTGCGCGAGCACCGTGCGGAGCCCGCCGCGGGCCTCAGCCATATTGAGGTTGAGGATCCGGTGAGAGTTGTCGTGGATGTCGAGGAAGCTCTTGACGGTGTTCACGTGCGGCGTCGACGTCGCGCTGCGCAACCTGTCATCGCCCATCGCGTTGCGCTTGAGCAGTGCGCCGATCGGCGCCACCTCCGTGATGCCCGGGCCGACCTGCTGCGCGACCTCCCCGCACTGGACGCAGCGGTAGAGGTTGTGGGGGATGTCGATGGCCTCGAGGTGTCCGACCTCGCATGCGGGACAGCCGATGGCCTTGGACGCTGATTCGATTGTCATGTGACTCCTAGAGACGCGGCATGATGATCGCTTTGAACTGTTCGTCCTCGCCCCGGATCACCACGGGGGAGGTCGCCTGTGCGTCGACGTCGGCGGTGAAGGCCAGCCGTACCAGACCGCCGGTGCACGCGCCAAGGGCCTCGAGCAGGTACATGATCGACAGCCGCACCTCGACGGGCATGCCATCGAACCCGCGCACGGGCACGCTGGCCGAGAACCGTTCGCCGGCCTCGGTGATCGACGAGACCGTGAGCGCCTCACGACCCCGATCGATCACCAGCTTGCATTCGATCGCCCTGCCGCCCTGGCCCGCCCGCTTGACGACGTCGACGATCTGGACGCCGGCGGCGAGCCAGTAGCCCGGGTAGTCGATGTTGACCTTGCGCCACGACACGAGCTCGTTGAGCGAGCTCTTGGCCTCGGTGGCTGCCTTGGCGATGACCACGAAGTCCGGTCCCTTGGCGACGACCTGGTCGCGCGCGAGCTCGAGGCAGGCCCATTCCGGTTGGGCGATCTCCTTGAGGAAGCTGAAGAAGCCCGCGGCCACCGTGCACGTCGGGGGCAGCGATCGCAGGTGCGTCTGCTTCACCTCGATCATCATCCTCGGCAGCCGCAAGATGTGGATCCGGTTCGCGTCGGTTGCCACCACCGTGCACAGCGGCATCGACGCGCCCTCGTAGTCCATGAACTCGAAGTCGATCAGCGCTCCCTGGATGGCGGTCTCTTTGAAGTCCTCGCTGCGCGCCACGAGCACGCGATCGGCGATGTCCCGGAAGTACGTGACCGGCACGGCCGCGCGCGCGACCCAGTCGATCACCACGGGCTGATCTGGGAAGTCATCGATGGGTCCACCGAACGGGACCGTGTGCGGCCCGAGGCACACGCCGAGCTCGTCGACGCCGACCACTACGGTCGGAGCCACATCGCGCAACGCCATCAGCACGTTCTTGGCGCGCTGGATCGGCATGATGGCCGAGAACCCCTTGTCGGTTCCGGACACCACCTGCAGCGCGATCATCGTCCACACCGCGTGGCTACCGGCCTCGAGGTAGAGCTTCGCGGCCGCGGGGTCGTAGCCGATCTTCGCGCTACCCAAGATCGGGTAGTTCGTCTCCGGCGGAAGGATCGTCTGCAGCGCCGCGAGGAACCCGAGCAGCGTCTCGCAGTTCACCTCGGCGCCGGGCACGAGTGGCGGCTGCACGATCGGGATGCGCTTGTAGAAGTCTTTCGGCAGCTCCGCGTGGTGCTCCACCTGTGCGGTGTGTCGCTTCTCCTCCTCGGTGACAACCTCGACGGCACGATGCGGTGCGACCTGGCTGGGATCGAGCCAGGTGCGTCGCGGTGGCTTGGGCGGATCTTTGACGATCGTGACCAGGCTGTTCTTGTCGGACATGCACGCCTCCTCTCATCGGCCTTATGCCGCGAGCTCGCCGGTGAGGCTAAAGAAGCGTGTGAGTCCGCTCCTGCAGTCGACCAGCCCTCAGAGAGCGACCAGGGCTTACCGAGCAGAGGGTAGATCTTCCGATCTCCACAATCTCAGCAGCCTCATGTTTTCTCGACTGACTTGCCTTGCTTTGATGAGTAAACGGCGATGTCGTCGGTGGCCTTAGAAAACCAACGGTTGATTTCCGTCTCAGCTTTCTTATGCCCGATTTCTATGCCAGCGCGGACAGATCGACCGGCGAGTTCGCCGCGAGCTTGTCGATCGTCGTCGGCTCGAAGTAGTTCACCGTCGCGATGCCGCGCTCGTCCATCGCATCCTTGAAGCTGATCGAGAAGTCCACCATGATCATCGTCGCGTGGCCGGCAGGGTGGCACACGCCAACCCGGCAACGGCCCGCGGCGAAGTAGCTCTGCGCCTCGCCCGGCCGGCCCGGCGTCGTCGACGGCGCCTGGGTCAACTGCACCTTGTTGCCGGCGATGTAGTACCGCAAGCCGGACTCGCTCGAGCTCATCGCCGCCAACGCCTTGCGCAGCGCGCAGAGCATCTTCTCGTTCGACGAGAGCGGCTTGATCACGCCGGCTCTTTTGTCGTGGCGGAACCTCACCGTGGCCGGGATGACGTTCCCGGTCGACGGCTTCTTCTTGGCGTTGAACAGCTGCTCGCGGCGAGTGGACATGGCCTGAGATTACCCCTCTTCCCCCGGCTGGTCAGCATCCTCTTCGCCCTGTTGGAAGCCCTTGAACTCGGTCTTGTGCTTGGTCTTGCAGAGGTCGACGAGCTCGGCCGCCAGCATCGGCTCCTCGTGCTCGAACTTTTTCAGGGCCTTCTTCATCTTCTTCACGTTGACGTTCGCCACCTCGGAGAGCTCGCGGTTGTGCCCGCGCAGCGTTTCTTCCGCTGCCTTCGGGTCCCACTCCACGCTCTCCTTGTGCTTGTACCCGTAGGTCCAGTTGTCACCGATCCGCACGTCGTCGTTGTGGTTCACGTAGATCTTGAGCTTGGCCTTCAGCTGCTTGGTCAGCGCCTCGTACACCGTCGCCCGCTGTGCTGCTAGCACCGCCTGCTCCTGGGTGATCACCTCGGAGTTGCCAGGGCTCAAGTCCTGGGCGATCGGACACAGCTGGATGTAGTCGCAGTACTGGCAGTGGCGGCCGGGCTGCGGATCCCAGTTCTCGATCTCGCTGATCTTCTTCTCCTTGATCATCAGCGCATTCTCGAACGCGATCAGATCATCGACCGTCCGGCTCGTCTCCATGTAGAAGCCGTAGCGCAAGTACCAGACCCGCACCGTCCAGGTTCGCAGGTGCGGGTACAGCTTCCACAGCATCCAGCAGTAGTGGGTCATCTGCTCGGCCATGTCGTTGCCGAGCGGTAGATCGATCTCGCTCTGCGACACGATGTGGGGCTGGCTCTTCCAGTCCCACACGATGCAGTGCGAGCCGCGCACTTCGGTTAGATCGATGATCCCGCGATAGCTGGCATCCTCCCATGCGCACTCGTCGTACTCGTCGTCGATGCTGATCTTCTCCTCGATGCCGTGGATGTTCGCCGGCATCTCGAACCTGGTCTGCCACAGCTTCACCCACTCGAGCACCAGGCCGGTCTCGCCCAGGATGCGCGGGCTGATGTTGCGCTGGACCGCCTCGGCCAGCGTCTGCGGCTCGAGGTCGGAGACCTCGCACGATTGGGTGCGGCAGAACTCAAGCAGCTCGGCGATCGCGCCGTGGACCGCCTTGCCGCGCTCGGCCTCGACGCGCACGTACTTCTCGTTGACCTTGTCGACGTACCGGAACTTCAGGTAGGCCGGGCACGCCGCATTCTGGATGAAGGATGGAGAGAGCCGGATCTTCAGCTCGCTCCCGAGGACCTTGAGCAACTTCATGCCGGTGCTGCCTCCGTCTGGGGTGCTGCGGCCTGCGCTGCAGCCTCTGCGGCCGCTTTCTCGCCGGCGGCCTTCTCTGCCGCGGCCGTCTGTTCAACAAGTCTCTTCTCGAGGATCTCGATCAGCTTGGCATCGTTGCGGTACTTCTCCGCCGATGCCAGCCGCTTGGCCTCGGGCGCGTCGAGCTTGTCGAAGAGCTCTTTGATCTTGGGGTTGTTGATCCGCGACTTGATGTCGTCGGCTGCTTTCTTTTCTTGCACCGCCTGGCGCACCGGCGCCGAGGACGACGGCATGTCACCTTCGCCGTGCTCGACGGCGTACTTGGTGACCTTGTCGACCCAGCTGCGGAACACCGGCGCCTCGATCGCCTCGAGCGCCGGATGGGTCTTGGTGTAGTACTCGTCGCCGGCGTCGAACACCGTCTGGTAGCTCGCGTGGCCAACCGCGTTCGAATCGCGCTCCTTACGCTGGAAGCCGCAGAGGTTGAAGTACTGGATGATCGAGCCGGGGAGCTTCTTGCCGGCGAGCGCCGGCCGGCAGATCATCCGCTGGTTGTTGTCCTGCACCTCGTCGGACAGGCAGATCACCCCGACGTGCATGTTCAGGTTGCGCAGCTTGATGACGACGTCCTTGGTCTGATCGATGAGCGTGCCCCACTCGGGCAAGCTCACCTTCTTGCCGGGAACACCGCCCTTCATGTCCGACAACAGCACCTGCTGCAGGTCGGTCAACGAGTCGAGCGCCACCGACTTGAATGGGTGTCGCTTCGTCGCGAGCTCGTCGAGCATGCTGTAGAGCACCTGCTTGGCGGTCAGCTTCTCGGTGCCCTTCTTCGCGCCGGTCGGGCAGCGATCTACCTCCTTGCCGTGGCACTTGCAGATCACCTTGTCCTCGATGTACCGGATGTACGCGTTCGGGTTGACCCGCTTGATCGTCATCTCGGCCTGCTTCTCGGTGACCATCACCAGAAGCGGTTCAGGCATGGTCGCCATCAGCGAAGTCTTGCCACCGCCCGAGGGCCCGTAGGCGAGCACCTTCAGCCAGCTGATCTGTGCGTCGCCGGCGCGCACGATGTCATCCGCAAACGAGAGAGAACTTAGATCCATCACTTCTTCGGTCACGTTCGTTTCCTTCCGTTGTCGGGCTAGGCCCGACGGTCACGGTCCAGCGCGTGGCATGATTGCCCGCAGCTGGTGGGTTCGAATCGCTTATGCCGCTGGCCGTCTACTGGTTGGCGCGGAGCTCTTCCTCGAGCTGGGCAACGGACTCCTCGAGGCGGGAGATCTCGTCCCGATCGGCGGCGGTCTTCTCGAGCGCGGAGGCACGGAGCGCATGCAGACGGCCCTTGGCGGCCGCGAGCGCGTCACGCTGCATCTCCTTGACGTTGATGACGCCGAGCTTCTCCATCGTCATCGGACCGTCCACACCGCGACCAGGCCGCGCGGCCGCGCAGGCTGCTGACAGATGCCGAGCTCGGCGAATACGTTCACCAAGATCTTGGTGAAGTTGATCTCCCCCACGAGTTCGCCGTCCATGCGCATCTCTACAACAGACTCGCCGTTGGGTCTGACAACCGGGGCAACGTCTGGGAACTTCATAGGAGCGGCTCGCTTCCTTGGCAGGCTTCGAAGTTGTCGGCGAAGTACTTCGCCGCGACGAGCCACTGATCGGCGTGGTTCTTGGGGTTGCGGGCGATCATGTCGCCGACCTTGGGAGAGCCGGCCTCCATATCGACGCTTGCGATGCTGACCTTGGCGAGATCCTCGCCGGCGACGTAGGGACGGAGCTCGGCGATCTGGCTGCGGCGGTACTTGGTGAAGCCGTCGCCCGCGGCCGTCGCGAGATACTGACCTCTCCATCGCTCCGCGGCCACCACCCATTCGGGCGACTGCTTGGTCCAATCGCCGCCGTTGGCGTTAGAAATCAGCACCATCGCGGCGTCGAGCATCTCGTCCTTTACCTTGTTGTTCATCGCGGTCTCCATGCTTGGCGCCCACTCGACATGTAGCGGGTCGACAGGTTGTTCTCGTCGAACCGACCTTCACGGGCCTGATCGCGGAACAACGCGATGCCGTGGTCGAGTCCGCCGAAGTTGAACTTCTGAGACGCGCGCGCGGTGCAGCCCGGCTCGATGCAGGCGATCGCGAGCTCGGAGTCATCGCTCGGGCAGGTGTGCTCGAACTTGTGGCCGTCCTCACACTGAAAATCGTACAGCGGCATCAGCTTCTCCTTTGGATCTTCTTCAACAGGTCCTCGCCGGCGACGGTCAGGAACGCGGAGATCGTCGAGCCCGGCGTGACCTCGAGGTGCTCATCAATCCGCTCGACCAGGTTGGTTGGGAGGCTGAGCGTTTTGCGGGTATAGCCGCCCGGCATCTGGCCTCTGTTACGCCCGCGCGCCATCTAGTCCGCCCAGCCCTTGGAGGGCGCCGTGCGCTTGGTGACGTAGAACGACAGATCCTTGTCACCGATCTTCTGGCCGACGTCGTAGAGCTTGGCCTCGATCTCCTTGCGGATCTTCCACTGCGGAACCCCATCGGGGAACTTGACGAAGAACTTCGGCGGCGAGTCCGCGGTCTCGAAGTGGATCTTGGTGATCGTCAGTCCGAGGGCGCCGAGTTCCGCTTGCGCGGCCGCGGTCCGCTTGGCGCCCGTCGTGGCGCTGAACTCCGGGTACCCTGCCGTCATCGGAACTGCCATGGCCCTCACACTGGCTCACACCGGCAGATCTGTCAAGGAGGCTAAAGGAAAAGGCGGCCCCGCACGGGCCGCCCTCTATGTCCATCAGCCTCAACTCGACGCGGAGTTAGTCCTCCTTGTCGCCGTCGTGTTCCTCTTCCTTCTCGTCCTCCTCCTTCTCGTCCTCCTCCCCTTCCTCCTTGTCCTTCTCGTCCTCGGCCTCGACCTCGTCTTCGGCCTCCTCCATCGCGTCCTTGTCGTCGTCCTTGTCCTCGGGCTCGTCCGGCATCGCGGTCTCCTTGGTTAGGCCTTGGCGGATGCCTTGGCGTCGTTGGTCTTGTTGTCGGATGATTTCTTGCCTTCGTCAAGCGGCTTGTCCGCGGGCTTCTCTGGAGCGGCCGCGATCTTCTCAGCCTCGACGACGACCACGTCGGTCTTCTCGAGCCTGATGGCCGCTACCAGATCCAAGCACCGGCTTTGGCACTTGGGGCACAGATCGTCGAACTTGATGGTGGTGAGGGGCTGCTCCTTGCCGCCCTCGAGCGACATGGGCACCACCTGCAGCATCAGCATGGGTGGGCGCGCGGCCGCGTTCTTGGGCGTCTCGTTGGTGACGGGCGCCGGCGGCGCCTCGTTGTACATCTTGCCGCATCGATCGCAGGTGTCTTGGATCAGCTGTTTTCTGGCCACGAGATTCCTTGGTCGGGGTGTTGTCGAAGACGTAGACGATCCACGTATCGCATGTCTTGCAGTGCGTGTTCGAGAGCCCGGGCTTCATCACCCGGTTGCCGCGGTCATCGCGGCATTCGTGCATCACCGGGCGGTAGGGGAGGATCTTCGTTCTCAGGACCCTGGACATCATCGGCTCCGTGCGCCCCGAGCTTGAGCAGGGCGTCGATCTCAGCGTACACCTCCGGGCGCATCTCAACGAACGTGCGCTGCTCGGTGCCCCAGCCGTTGCCGCCCATCCCTGGATCGCCCACGGTCACCGGCTGCTCCTTGGCGCTCGTCGTGGCCCAGAGCTCACGCAGACGGATGAGACGGCCCTGCTTGGCCTCGTGGCGGTAGAACGCCACCGCCCGAAAGAAGCCGTCGAGGTAGGCCCGCTTGTAGTGCTCGGCGAAGTACGTCGAGATCTGCTTGCCCGGATCGCCCGTCAGCGCCTCGAGCGATGACGCCCCGGCGGCGACGGCCGCCTCAGCCAGGCTCTGAGCGGCCGACTCGAGCTCGACCGGCATCGGAATGATGAGCCCCCCTACGGTGATCTGCCCGCAGTTCCGGCACACCACCGGCAAGTTCTTGACTGCCGCGGGGACGCCTGGGCTGGCCGTGAAGGCGAACAGCCGGGTCGACTTGCATCGCGAACACTCGGTCACGGCTTCTCCTGGGCACGGAGCTTCGTGATGATCCGATCGGCGATGTCGTTGACGTCCTGGAGAGCGTGAGCCTGGTTTGCCATGGCGGCGCTCTGTTTGAAATGTAGATCCGCTTGGCGACGAAGGGCTTTGATCACCTCGTCGACTACCTCCTTGCTCCACTCGTTCATCTTGGAGTCGGGTTGCGGCATGTAGCCGGTGATCAGCTCGCGATCTGTGCGTGCCTCGATGACCTGGCCCACGATTCGTTGCGCAGCCTCGCGCGCCTCGACTAGCATGCTCCACGCTTTGGTGAACGCTTCCTTGTCCTCGTCGCTGATGTGAAACTCGGGTTCGTCTGACATGGCTCCTCACAGGTGGTAGATGGGGACGTTGTGCTGGCGGCACTGCTCCGTCAGATCGAGCTCGAGCTGCAGCTGGAGAAGGTCATCCGGCCCCCGAGCTCGTAGTAGCACGACCTCGTCGATTCCTTGCTTGAGCGCGTTGTAGACTCCGTTGTAGCAAACGCTCAGCGACCCCTGGCATATCTCGCAGGATCGAGTGAACTCGGGACCGTATCCGCGGGGGCACTCCACATCCATCAGGTTGATGCGGCTATGCACCTTGTAGAAGACCACGAACCGGCTGCGTGCCGGCGACGCGATCAACGCGCCGAGCCGATCATCGAGCGTGTCCTGATCATGGGCGACGATTCCGAGATGGATGTTCTGTGGCGGCCAGTCGATGTCCTGATCCATCGCCCACTCCTGCAACTCCGTCCCGGCCCATGATCCAAACCACTGCTCCATGCGAAAGGCGTTCTTCGTGACCACCAAGAAGGTGTGTGCCGGGTAGTCCATCATCGTGCGGTAGATGTCGCGGATCGCGTCGTCGGGGATTCCTGTCCCGAACAGATCGTTGCCGCCGACCAGCAGCCGCATCGGTCTGCGCCAGCGCCCCAGCTGGGAGATCCGCAGACGCGCCAGGAACAGCGCGCAGCAGGTAGCATGCGGGTGTCGATAGATCGGATTCCACTCTCCGTTAGCCCACGCGAGCGGGCCGATCGTCGCATTCTTCATCGTAGATCTTCCCCGCCATCTCGGCTGCCACCGCGCAGCGAGCAGCTGTCCAGATGTTCTCAACTTCAAGGACCAGATGATCGTGGGCCTCGTTGATTTGGTCGGCGATTCGGATTAGGTAGGTCGCCTCGAGCCGGCGGGGCAGTCGTCGGCGACATCCCTTGCGAGCTCGGTACAACATCGCCCAGCACCGATAGCGATGCACCGCCATGTCGAAGCACAGCCACCAGGCATCGGCCTCGCGGAAGCGTCGTTCGGCCAGCTTGCCCGAGAATTCGTTGGTCATTCGCCACCTCCGGTTTGACGCCAAGTGCAACTGCGCTGATACTGATGCCGCAGCCGCAGGACACCCCGTCCTGCCATGCCAAGGGAGAACCCACATGGGCCGCATCAATCTCACGTCGATGTCACCGCGGAAGATCAAGGCAAAGCTCGCCGAGCACGACCAGGCGCTCGATGGCCTCGACTCCACCGGCGGCATTCCCAGCGCCCGCCTCAACATGGCGGTCAACCCGAGCAACGGGGATACCTTCACGATCGACGGGAACGTCTTCAAGACGGTGACCGCACTCGCGGCCGCGACGACCTTCACCCAGGTAAAGATCGGTACCTCTGCCGCCGCAACGCTGGCCTCGTCCATCAACGCAGTCAACGGCACGACCGACGTGACGGTGGTACAGGCCACCACGCCACTCGCCAGCCTGGTCGTCGCCGACCTGATCGACAGCACGCACATGCGCGTGCGTCAGGCCGAATCGCGCGGCGGTCTCCCGGTCGACACCTCGGCCGTTGGCGTCGCGGTGTCCCAGAGCATGACGGATGCCGGCAACATCTGGAACCGCTCCAAGCTCGGTCTCGACACCAACGGCGTCATCCCCAGCGCGCGCCTCAACATGGCGAGCATCCCCACGAACAACGACACCTTCTTGATCGGTGGCCACACCTTCAAGTTCGTGACCTCGCTCGGTGCCGCGACGACCTTCACCCAGATCACCATCGGTGCCTCCGCGGCTGCGAGCCGCACCTCGGCGATCAACGCGATCAACGGCACGACCGATGCGACGGTGGTCCAGGCGACCACGCCGTTCGCCGGCCTGGTCGTCGCCGACCTGATCGACACCTCGCGCATCCGCGTGCGCGAGGCCGATGCGCGCGGTGGCAACCCGGTGGCCGAGTCGCCGATCAGCGTGGCGGTGTCCGAGACCCTCACGGCCGGCGCCGACGTGTGGGACCGCGCCAACCTCAACGAAACCGGCGAGGCCACCGGCGTGCGAACGGCGCTGGGCTCCATCATCATCACGGCCCAGCACATCACGGCCACCAAGGTCTACATCGACTTCCCGTTCACGCCGCAGAACTTCTCGTACACCGTGCGCTCCGCGACTGGTGCGATTCTGCCGTGCACCGATCTGGTGACCATCGAGGGCAGCGCGATCAAGATCGCGCTCGCTGGCGGCGCCGCGCCGAACCTGGTGGCCACCAACGTGGTGTCCGTCACCGTCACCGGCTAGGCGTCCGGGTTCGCCGCATCCGTCTCGCTTATGCCTGGAACGGGGACCTCTACGATGAGGTTCCGGTCCTCGTACCAGAGCGTTCGGGCGGTGACGTTCTTGTCTGTCCATTGCAAGAGGAGTGCGTCGAGCTCCTCCGCAGCCCCCGATGCGAACTCGAGGACGGGATCGCCATCGGGCTCGGGGTTCGCGGCGTCATAAGCCTGCTCCTCCATCCGCTCCATGATGTCGGACGCCTCCGGTAGCACCGAGCTCGAGATCGGCTTGCATGCGAAAAACACCTCGTCCGCGTTAGCCTCGAGAAAGTCCTCGGCCGACTCGGACATGATGTACCGCTTGGCCTCGGACGCCCAGAGCATCTCGCCGGCGTACTCGACCAGCGGGATCCGGGGCAAGCCCTTGCGACGCTCGATCTCCGCGGTCCACTGCTCACGGCCGCGCTGGTACCTCGCGACCTCGCAGTGGCACTCGACCTGGGCCCGCTCGACAACCTTCTTGCAGTGCCCGCAGATCTTGACCTTGCCCATGTAGCAGATGTGGCATGGGGCGATCCATTGATAGTGGTACGGGAAGGCGTCTTCGCGGGGCTTCTGCTCGCCGATGCCGTACGACGAATCGCACTTGAGCAGGCCGAGGCCCAGACACTGCGGGCAGATCTCCTCGTCCGGCGCCAGGTCGTGTCGCACCGTCTGCATGCCGAGCCGGAGCACGACCTCGCGCGCGTCGATCTCGACACGCCGCACACCGCGATCGTCCGGTCCCTTCGGCTGCTGAACCCGCAACTCGGGAACAGTGTCCGCGATCGCCAGGATGGTCGCGACGGATCCGTCTCCGGGTGCGGCCGCCTGCGCGACCGCGCGCATCGCCAGCAGGTGCTGCTTGTACTCGGCGACCCTGTCGTTCGCCTTGTACATGGCGGTGCGCGCCTCCTTGCACGATCTCTCCAGCTCCTTGAACTTTTCGATCGCCAACATCAACCGCTCGGGGATGTCCTTGTCTCCCTTGATCCGATCTCCGTTGGGAGCTCGGTTGTAGAACGGGATGTCGAGGTCCTTGAGGAAGTTGAGGGTCATCATCACCCAGTGCTCGTGCTTGCTCTCCATGCCGCTCTGGCGCTTATGAGCGAGGGCGGCCAACGCCCGCCTCACCGCTGACGCGGCCGTGTGATAGTTCTTCTCCTCGAGGACGAGCGCCTCCGTCTCCAAGTCGTACACCAGCCTGTCGTGTTCGTGCGATGCCATGTCAGCTCCTGGGGAACAGCAGGTCCGCCGCGCGAACCTTGCCTGTGCTTGGATAGTGCAAGAGCCCCAGCGTCCGCAGCCGGCCGCGGGGATTGCCGAAGGCTCCTCCGTCCGGCGCGTAGCCCGCGGCCGCGGCGAGCTCGTCGTTGTCGATGTGATTGGGCCACCGCTCAAGCAGGGGCTTCATGATGCGCTGCTCGGGCCCGCTCAACTTCGCGAGCACCGCAGCCTGTAGCGACCTCGCATCGCGCGGCAACTCCGAGGGCGGCGCGTGCTTGCGACCCAGGTCGGTCAGGCTGATCATGCCCGAGCTTGGGTAGTCGATCATCCCCTTGGTGCGCAGGGCCCCCTTGGGGTTCCCGAAGGCCCCCCCGCCTGGGCGGTACCCCGCCATGAACGCGACGGCCTCCATTGGGGGCGTCACGATCCCGAGGTCCTCGAACCACGCCAGGGCCCCCAAGATCTTCAGCTCGACGCGCGTCAGGTCCCCTGTGGCCGCTGGTGCCTGGTCCCTGTGCGGCCGCGTCACCATGGTCGGTGCCGGCGACAGTCGCTGGTGACCGTTCGCCTCGAGCTTCTTCACGAAGGCTGCGTTGATCTTCTGGGCGGCGCGCTTGGTGATGTCGCTGGTGAACTGCGTGAGCACATGGGCGATCGCGCCGACCTGCGTGCCGATCGCCGAGAGGCCCATCTGCACCCTGGCCTCGAGGTCCCCGCAGAGGACCACCACCTCGGGATCCAGCACGGGCACCTCAACCGTGTGGGGAACCTCGATGGAGATCTCTTTCACCTTGGGGACCCTGGCGAGCTCGCCCTCGAGCTGGCGGACCCGCGCGCGCAGCGCGGTCGGATCGTTGGCCTGAGCCTCCACCACCATGTCCGCCATCGCGGTCTTGATGCCCTCGAGTTCCTTGCTCGAGAGCGGCTGCGTGAGCCCCTTGCGCTGTTCGCCAACCTTGGGCGTCGAGCTCGAGTCGTAGGTCGACTTCTTGCCGACCTTGACCTTTGAGAAGGACCGCAGGAGGCCCGGGCTCCACACGAAGGCCTCTCCGGTGTGGAGCTTGTCGAGGTCCCCCAGGGCCTCGGCTCCCTTGGTGGTCTTGTCGCGGACCCAGTCCTCGATCTCCTTGCGCCCCAGCTTCTCGGTGAGCTGGTGGACGATGAGGATCTCGGTCTGGCTGAGGACCTCCTTGTTGACCGACTGGGGGCGCTGATCGATCAGCGAGACCCCCAGACCGTAGTTGCGGCCCAGGCGCACGATATCCTCGAAGGCCTCGATCATCTTGGTGTCCTGCTTACCCCGCTGGGTCTGCGGGATGAACTTGCGGGCCTCCTCGAGGAACAGGTGCATCGGCCGGCTGTCGCTCTTCTTCAGCTCGTAGAGCTCCTCGGCGAACTCGGTGACGAAGGTCTTGCGAGCGGTCGGCCGGAAGTTCATGAGGTCGATGACGCAGCTGATCCCGCGGCCCACGATCGTCTGAGCCATCAGCTTGCCACCCTGCGGGGTGATCGGAATGTCGCCATAGCGGCCGCCGAACACGGGGATGTCGAGTCCCTTGCTCTTGCCGTTGGCGGCGAGTCGCAGGCCGTACCAGCGGCCGACCGGATCGAGGACGACGCACTGGGCGCCGATCTTGAACATCTGCTCGAACAGCCGGCCGCCGGTGAAGGTCTTGCCAGATCCCTTGCGGCCGATGATCGCGACCGACTCGGTCACGACCTCTGGCGGCAGGGGAAAGTCGTCCGCCAGAAGGATCGCGACCGGTTCGGCCACTCAGTCCTCCTTGATGCCGCGCTTGCGACCCTTCTCGGTCAGCTTGTACGAGCCGCGGTCCGCCTTCTCGAACCAGCCCGCGCGCACGAGGCGCCGCAGCGCATTGCGCGCCGGCGTGGTCGGAGCCTTCAGGCTACCGCCGAGAACGGTCTGGAGCTCGCGGATCGTGTGCGGCTTGCGGTCACCCTTGGGCGTGTAGATGGCGGTGACGAGCTTCTTCTCGTCCTTGGACATCTTGCTGACCTTCAGCTCGAGCGCCGGGCCGTTCTGACCCTGCTTGCTCTTCGCACTGGTCTTCTTGTGACCGGCCGCGTACTTCTTGGCGGTCTTGGCCTTGGCGGTCTTCTTGACCGCGGCCTTCTTGCTGCCCTTGGCCCGCTGGACCTTCGGCGCCTTCTTGTTCGACACGGGTACCTCCTTCTTCTCGTCCTGGTCGACGGTCTCCATCGACTCGCTGCTGTTCTCGCTCGTGGCGTCAGTGATGTTCTTCATGGTGGATCGAGTTTGATCACACGCGGTGTGATTCGGCAAGTGGGAAACAAAGAAAAGTGATCACGCCGCCGCGCCGGCTGATCGCCGGCTACGATTTGGCGAACCGTCTGCTGAAGGCGTCTCGTGCCTCCGTTGCGCGGAGAGCGTCCTTCACCAGTTCCTCCTTTGCCGTCGCCAGGCGTCGTTCGGCATCGCGCACGTTCATGACGCTGATCCTCTGGCCAGCATCCACGTTCCTGATGAGACACTCCCACGCCTCGATCTCGGTACGAAAGGCCGTGTTCTCGTACATCTTCTGACCGGTGACCGTGAGATTCGGGTAGCCGAACTTGCCGCGCTCGCAGGCCGTCTTGACCGGTCGATCGCCGACCTCGTCGGAGAGCCACACGTCCTCGAGGTCGTCAGCTGCCGGTCTTGGCGAGTCGGGCACGCGCTGCCTCCTTGCGGTTGTAGAAGAGAGTGATCGCGATGCAGTGGAACTTCGCGTCCGACGACTGCGAGACCACCATGTCGACCACCTCGAGCTCGGGGTGGTCGTGGATCCACTCGGTGACCTTCTCGCCGAGCACCTGTCGATCGGCGATCATCGTCGCCGAGAACACCTTGACTCCTTGAAACGCTCCCATCACGACCTCCTTGGTTACGGGTTCAGAGCGGACACGATCTCGATGCCGAGCTCGGACGCCGACTTCCAGCCCTTCTCGGTGAACTCGGTCGAGTACACCTCGCTGCGCGGGATGATCGGCTCCCAGTGCTCGTTGCAGAAGAGCCGCCAGTGCAGGACGCCGGCGACCTGGCCCTCCTTGCTCTTGGGCGTCTCCGCCCAGACGTAGCGCAGATGATCACGGAAGAACGCCTTGACCCAGCCGTGCAGCAGCTGCTTGTTGAGCTCCGGCGTGTCGCGCGCCCAGATCGTCTGCGCGGTCGGCGACGTCGACAGATGCCAGCAGCGCTCGTAGTCGGGGTTCTTGAACCAGCCGCTGGTGTGGTGACCGGCGTCGCGCGTGAAGATCAGGTTGGTGCCGTACACCGTCTTGGTGCATAGCTGAAAGTACAGCTCCCGGAGCTCGCTCTCGCGGCCACTGAAGACCCCGCGCTGCGCGACCTTGCGCATCCGCGACGCGATGCGCTCGAGGTCGGCCTGGTCGATCACTTGTCGACCTTGGCCCAGGTGGTCGGCAGAAATCCTCCCTTGGAGATCCATCCGTCGAGTGCCTGCACGAGCTCGGCGAGCCGCACAGCGTTAACCTCGAACTCGGTCTTCGTGTAGCTCTGCTTGCCATTGACGATGGATTGCATCCATTTGGCGAGCTTGAGTTGCTCTCTCAGGTTCGCATCAGGGTCCATCACCGCGTACCTCCCGGGGCGGAACATCCCCCCACATCAGTTGTTCGCCGATCAAGTCGTAGATGAACTCCGCCCCGTGCTCCTGCTCGAGCATCGGCACGATGCAGGTCTGCACGAACAGCTCGGGCGACGTGCCGCCAAAGAAGTCGTCGCTGGGATCGATCTCCTGGCTGAGCACCAGCGCCTCGAACTGGATGTCCATCAGCCGATCGCACAGCCGGTCCACCCGCTCGAGCCACTGCATGTAAGTCGGATCGTTCTGGGCATAGGGCCCCCAGTCGGTGAGAGCCATCGGCTCCTCGTCCTCGGCCCACGACTCCATCCTGAAGTGTGCTGTCCTGAGGTGTGCTGGCATGCGTCCTCCTTCCGCGACACTTATGCCAGCGCACCGCGCGAGCGCAGGAACGGCTCGATCGCACTGAGACTCTCTTCGGTCCGCAGCGGCGGGATGCTCTTCAGGAACTGGGTCCGGTACGGCTTGGTGATCAGCCGCTTGTCGAGCACTACCACCACCCCAACGTCGGTCACCGTGCGGATCAGCCGCCCCACCCGCTGCTTGAAGCTGATGATGGCCTCGGGAAGCATGTGGGTCTGGAACACGTTCTCGCGGCCGCCGCGGGCCTTGTGCCTCGCCTCGATCGCCTGGATCACCGGATCGTCCGCGTTGAGGAAAGGGATCTTGTCGAGCACGACGCAGGTGCACGCCTCACCCTCGATCGACACCCCCTCCGAGAACGACTCGGTCCCGAGCAGCACCGAGCCGACGTCGGCCTGAAACTGCGCCGCGAGCTCGCGGTTGGTTGCCTCGCCCTGCACCAGGACCCGCCAGCTCGTCGTGGCGCGCAGGTGCGCAGCCGCCTTCTGGAGCATGCGGAAGCTGGTGAACAGCCCGAGCGTGCGGCCCTCCACCATGTTGACCGTCTGCTCGAGGTGGTCGCACACCGCCTGGTCCCAGATCTCGCTGCCGGTCTGAAAGGTCGGCATCGTCCGCGGGATCACCAACATCGCCTGCTGGGGCCAGTCGAAGGGGGATGCCACCACGAGCTCCTCGATGTCGAGGTCCGCGAGCTCGCCCATCTTGCCCATCCCCATCTCGCGGCGCAGGTAGGCGAAGTCCCCGCCGGCGCCGCCGCGGACCGCGAGCGTCGCCGAGGTCTGCACCACCGTCTTGTAGCGCTCGAACAGCAGGTGCCGCATCGCCGAGCCGACCTCGATCGCCTTGGACTTCAGCTTGACGAACTTGCCCTTGTCCTCGTTGCCCGAGCCCTCGATGAAGTAGGTGGTGTGCTCGTTCGCGACCACCCGGAACTCCCCGAGCGCGGCCGCCTTCTCGGTGCACTTCGCAGCCAGCTTGGCGTAGGTGGCCGCCTCGGACGCCCGGGCCTTGCTCACGATGGTCGCCTCGCCGATCGGCGCCAACGCCTCGGCGACCTGGTGGTAGAGCGCAGCGGCCTCCTTGAGCCGCTCCTCGAGCGCCTCGCTAGGGATCGGATGGTCCTGCTTGAGGATGTGCTTGCGCGCGCGCGCGCGGCCGCCGAGCTCGGCCCACAGCTTGCCGACGTCCTCCATCACCGCATCGCGCATCCGCTGGCCTGGCAGCTTGAAGGCGGTCACGTCGATCGTGTGGAGGCCCTTGATGCACCGGTAGATCTGCCCCCACGTCACCTCCTGGCCGAAGAACTCGCGCGCGATGTTCGCGGCGTTGTGCGCCTCGTCGAGAATCACCACATCGAAGTTGGGCAAGATCTTCGATTCGAGCCCGAACTTCAGGTGCAAAAAGAACAGGTGGTAGTTGGTGACCAGGACGTGTGCGCTCTGCGCGCGATCGCGCGCGAGCTTGGCGAAGCACTCCTCGAACTGGCGGCACTTGCGGCCGTCGCAGTCCTCGCGGCTGGTCGAGAACGCCGACCACACCTTGGGCGGCGGCCCCGGACTGTCCTCGAAGTCGCCGGTCTCGGTGTCGTCCGCCCATTCGGCGGTGTCGTTGACGATCTCCGCAAGCTTGGAATCTTCGAACAGCAGCTCGCGCCACTCGCGGGCCTCATGGTTGCGCAGGCACAGGTAGCTCGAGTGCCCCTTGCGGATGGCGTACTTGAACTTCCACGGCACGGCCTTCGCGAGGTCGGCAAGGTCCTTCTGGTAGATCTGCCGCTGCAGGTTCTTGTTCGCGGTCACGATGCAGATCCGCTTGCCCGAGAACATCGCGTGATAGACCGCGGGCACCGAGTACGCGAGCGACTTGCCGGTGCCGGTCGGCCCCTCACCGATCACGTGGTGGCCGGTGCGGATGCCGTGGTCGATCGCGCGCGCGAGCTTGATCTGCCCGGGCCGCGGCTGATAGCCGGCGACCTGGGCGGCGAGGTAGCCGCCGGCGCCGAAGACCTGGTGGATGTAGTCACCGGACGGTTCGTCGAGCTTGCCGCCCGGGAGGACGACCAGCTTGGGCACTTCCATGGTGCTCCTTCCTACAGGTGACGAATCGCGATCGCAACCCCCGCCATCAGCACGAGCAGGAAGAACATGCTGCGCCGTAGGTACGAGAGCGATTCCAGCGACAGCTTCAGCTGAATGGTGAGTCGGTCGAGCTCGATGCGCATCGTCTGCTCGTTGGGCTGCAGGACCAGCTCCTTGGCGATGAGCTTGAGCCGGGTGTTCTCGGCCTTGACCGCGGCGAGCTCGTCGACGAGCTGCTTGTTCTCGATCTCGAGGTGGGTGACCAGGTACTCGCGGGCATCCGCGTCGTTGCGGTAGGCGGTCATGACCCAGCCTCGCAGATCTCATCGAGGATGGCCAGCGCCTGCGTGGCGCGCCGTTGGGTGACGCGGCTACGGATCGATCGCGCAACCAGCCGGTCGAAGACTTTGGGGGTGAACAACTCGACGCCGCGCGCAGCCGAGTCTCGGACAGCCTTCCACCCCATGCCCTTGATGCCCAGTCGTCTGAGCACGACGACCTCAGCGGCAAGCGTCAAGATCTCCTGCCAGATCGAGCCACGGGTGTCTTTGCCATCGGCGGCGTCGTGCACCATGTAGCCGATCGACGTGGTGACGAGGTCGGTGATGTCCTTGGCCTGGAGCGCTTCACGCCCAATCACTGTGGCATGGCAGATCTCGTGGACCGCAGTCTCGAGGAGTGCCGCTGGTGTTGGCTTTGATCTGTCAGCGGGCGTCGCATAGTCCAGATCTATGCCTCGATGATCCTTACGATCTCGCGCCCTCAACAGCGCTGCGGCGCGGCATCTGATTGACATCATGGGCTGCTCCTACATGCAATCGCTGGCAAGCACGCATTCGAATCCGCGGACCAATTCGAAGGCGTTCCACAGCCCGCAGGTCTCGCCATCCTCGAACGTGAACCGGTGACCGCCAACAGACGCGCGGGTGCATACCCGGATGGATGGCGCCTGCTCAGCGAACTCCTCCGCGACGCCGAACTCGTGAATGACGATCTCGATGGCGCGCGTTGGCGACATGGCCGAGACCCAATAGACGACGTCACCGGCGATCAAGTAGAGGTTCGTGGAGTTACCGGTCTGCTGGCTGATCGGGGTGGGAGAGTTGGTCAGCGCTTGCATGTTTTCCATCGAGGTATCCTTGTAGGTAGGTGACGAACGCGGGGAGGATCTGCTCGTTGAGGAATGTCATCGAGCTTGGCCAGCGGGTCTCGATGCACTCGTGGATCGGCTCGTTCCGAAGCAGGTCGCGGAGGGCGGAGTCGACCTCACCCCAGCAGTGCCAGAACTCGTTCGGGTCCTTTCCATCGAGACGATGCGTGAGCGTGCGGAGATCCGCCAGGTAGCGGATCATCGTGCTGTCGTCATCGGCCATCCTGCCAACTTCCCTGAGCCGAGCCTCGAGCGCGGTCTGGGTGGCATCGCCATCGATCACCATCCGCGTGCGGCCGTAGTGGAGCTTGTCGGTGAGGTAGTTACAGTGGCCAGCGTCGCGGCCTGCGAGGAACTCGACGAACGTCTTGGTGCCCCACGCGCGCGGGCCGCCACCCCACATGTGCTGCCACTTGCCCCAGTCGCTGACGATCGCCAGGGTGCCGGTCTGCTCGTCGATGAGGAACAGCGCGTAGCCGCCGGGCTTGAAGGTCATGAAGATCGACAGTGCCGTGCCGATGTCCACGTTCCTGATCTCGATCTTCATGGTCGTTTGCCTTTCATGAAGTCCTTGTAGGAAATGCCGACGGTTTTGGGGTTCGCCGGCGCAGAGAGCCAGCCGCCGGAGCGCCTGACGCGCTGGACGTCGTCGCGCTTCTTCTGCCCGGAGAATGGCTTGTAGGTTTGCTCGACATAGCCGTTGCCGTGGCACCCGGCGCACACGACAACAACGGGCCCCTTGCCGAGCACTCCCGTCCCATCGCACGCGTCGCATGTTCGGACGATCGTGGGGAGCTTCATGGACCTCCTAGACGACCGGGCCCTTGAGGACCTCGCAGAGGAAGGACTCCGACCACTGCGCGCCGGCGTCCTCGTGGAATCGGGCGGCCGACTTGAGGTCGTCGAACGGCGTTACCGTCAGATCTTCATTGTGGGCGATCTCGCGGCTGATCACCACGAGGTACTTGATCTTGGGCTTGGGCGGCAGACCGATCACAACGAGCCGTTGGGACTGCTCGGTCAGAAACTTGCTGTACCGATCGTGAACATCGAACACCGCGGCCCATAGCGCGGTGAGGCAGTGCGCGACGGTCCCAAAGCCCCTGCCCTCTGCGATCGTGTAGCCGGGGCCGCGCATCCACTGGTACTGCCAGCCGTCGAAGACCTTGGCGATCGTGACGATGTAGTCGCCGTACCCGAAACGGTGGAGAGAGTGGCTGCCACGATGGGGCTGCCAACCGGCCAGACGCAGCCCGGTCACCACCAGCACAGGATCGATGCCCTGCCTCGTCTCGCAGTCGCAGACCTTGTCGTCGAGCGCTGACGGGTGGCAATCGTCGAGGTGTCCCTTATCCTTACCCCCCATCGGCGGGCTCCACTGGTGATGCGAAGCCCGCGAGGACGTCGGCGGTCGGCTGGATCTCCGCGGCCGCGGAGATCAGCGACAGCGGGTTGGCGGCCGCGTAGGTCGCGCGCGCATCGTCGATGTCGGCGAACCGGAGGTTGATCTCGTTCGCGATGATCCACCGGCGCTGCTTGATGTCCTCGTGCGCCGCGACGATTTGATCGTACTGCGGCGGCATCGCGACCATCTTCTGCTGCGCTCTGACCTCTTCGAGTTGATGCTTGAGATTGTCGAGGCCGATCTCGTCGATGGTGTAGCGCATGAGGTTGTAGACCAAGATGCCGGTCTTGATCGTGCGCACGTCTGCGACCTCGGTGGGGATCGGATCTGGCGCGGCGCGCTGGGGCGCCTGCTGGGCTGTCTGCTTCATCTTGTCGAGCAAATCGGACATAGCTCTCCTAGTTGTCGGTGGGATCGAATCACTTGGGCTTGTCGAACAGATTCAGCTGACCGGCCTTCTCGAGCTTCTTCTGCTCGAGCGCATGGCCCTCGGTGCGAATCCAGTCCTCGACCTCGGCGACCACCTCGAGGTACTTCGCGCTCGGGGTCATCGTGACCTCCTGGCCGGGCACGTACGCCGCCCACACCTTGTTGCGCAGCGCCTTGGGGAGCATGAGCCAGTGCTCCTTGCACATGTAGAGCGCTGGCGGGACCTGACGCTTGCATGTGGGCCAGTGACATTCGTGCGCGCGGGTCTGGCCCTGGCTCTTGACGTAGTCGGCCTTGTCACCCATGGGGATGCTGGACCTTGGAGTAGAGGATCTCGATGATCTTGGGGATGTCGACGGCCTGTAGCCCGATCTCCTCGTTGGTGCGCCAGAGCCGGTCCTCGTGGCCAGGTACGTTCTCGTCATCGAGCACGACCCAGCGAACCTCGAGCCATCGCGGCAGGAGCCCAAGCCAGGCCAAGATCTCCTGGCCACGATGGACGTGCTCGCCATCGCCGTTCTGCGCCCGCATCTCGAAGCCGTCCGGTGTGGCGCCGAGTAGGTGATGATCGAAGCCGTGCCAGCGCAGGATGCGCTGCAGCTTCTCGAGCGACCACATCGTCCGCCAGCTCGAGCTGACCACCACGCTGGCCCGGGTCTGGTGGATGAGCGAGTTGAGCGCGAGGACGGCATCCGGGTCGATCGAGCGCAGGCCCCACTCGAGCCGGTTGGTGGTGAACTCCTCCTCCGAGATGTTCATCTTGGCAGCCCATTCGATCTTCGAGGGCCGGCGCTTGATCCAGCTGACGCTGTTGAGGACGCCGTCGAAGTCGCAGAAGACGACCGTCCAAAAGTTGTCAGCCATCACTGCACCCCTTGTCGCTTGCCCCAGTGCACGGCCAGCCGTTCGCCGAGGTCGATGGGGATCGCGTAGATGGCGGCGCCGCGCGCGCGCTGCCCGGGCTTGCTCGGGACCACGCCGATGCGGCGGATCCAGCCGCGGCGCTCGCCGAACTGGATCAAGAGATAGGCGTCGAGCGCCGGGATGCGCAGGCTGGTGCCGAGCTGCTCGGCGGTGAGCTCGAGCATCTCGACATCGGGGACGGAGACCTTGACCATCAGAAACTCCCAGGGTCGGCGGTGGATTTAGCGATCTCCGGCTTGGGCTCGTCGACGAGGACCTCCCAGTCGTCGGCCAGGTACTCGTAGCGCGCAAAGGTTACTATCTCGCCGGTCTCCATCGAGCGCCAGCACGGCCTGGTCAACCCGAGCCTTGAATCGGTCGACCCGAGCCACAGCCAGTGGTTCTCATTGAGCCCAACCGCTTTCTGGCGCATCGGCTTGCCGGTCTTGAGGGCCTCGAGGAAGGTCATCGCTTTCTCCTTGGGCCGGTCTTGGCCGGCGGTAGTGGGACGAACTCGGGGAGCTTCTCACCGTTGGCGGCCGCGACGATCGCCTGGTGCATCGCGTCGATGATCGAGACGTACTTGCCCGGCACGTTGATGAGGCCCATCGGTGGCGGCGGACCGATGTCAGATGCCTTGCTGAAATTGACGAGACGGATCCCGGCGCGCAGCAGCAGCATGCGGACCCAGTGCTCGATCTCCTCGGTGCGATCAGTCTTCACATCAGCCCCGAGTTCTTGCCAAGTACGATGCACTTCTCGCAGGTGCCCACGTGCCGGTTATCGCGCATCGGCTTGAAGGTGATTGAGCCGTCGCGCCGACGCTCCGAGGCCGTCGTCTCGCAGAGGTTCTTCATCGCATACGTGAACCACCTGTGCTTCCAGTGAACGACGTTAGCCGCGGCGGTTGACGCGGTCGACCCAGTCGGCGCGCTCGCGCGCTTCGTCGAACGCTTGGTCTTTGTTGGCATGTAGCCTTCCTTGGATCACCGCGTTCAGCGCCGCGGCCTTGTCGGTGTGCTTGGGTTGGGTGAGCTGCGGGACGGTGGCGATCGGCCCCTCTATGCCGTCCTCCCAAACCTCGATCACCCAGCCGCCGTGCTGGCGGCGGGCCGATGCGCGGAGGTTGCCCTTATGGAGTGGCGCCATGGTTAGGGCTGTTCGATCCACTGTCGACCGTCGAGGTACGGCATCTCGATCAGATCGCCTTGCTTGCGCTTGGAGCCCTCACCGAAGTCGATGATCGCGTGGCTCTCTCGCGCCTGCTTGAGGAACAGCTTGACGCCGGCGGCCGCGAGTTGGTCGCGCAGTGAGCGGTACCATTCGACCTCCGTGGTCCGCGATCGCGGCCCACTCTCGCAGCCCGCCACGACCCAGCCGAGCCTGTTGGGCCACCCATCGACGAACCACGGCGTCAGATCCAGCGGCCCCAAGATCGGCTCGCACGATAGCCAGTGCACCGCGGCCGGGCATGCCAGCAAGTCCCCAATCCGCTCGACGGCCGCGAACTGATGCTCGACCGACGCACCAAGATGAACGTTCGGCAGCGGCCAGTTGACGCTGGCGAGACGCTTGCGCAGCGCCGCCTCGATCTGATCGTTGTTCGCGTACCGCTGGCGCACCCCATGGCGCAGGTTGGGGTTGGCTGCGAGCTCGTCCACAAAGGCGTTGATGATCGCGTCGGTCGACACCCAGTCGAACCACGCGCGAGCTCGCGCGGTGCGCTTGGTGAGGACCTGGTAGATGTGGTGATCGGCCAGTGCCATCACGGCGACCATCACGGCGATCTGATTGTTGCCGAGTTCCTCGTGGAAGAAGTCCGAGACCGAGTTGACGAAGATGCGGCGCGGCTTGGCCCACCGCAGCGGATCTGCGACGTGGTCGGCGATCCAGGCCACACGCCCTGTCCATCGCGGGCCCTTGGCAGTGACCCGCACAAGGCCGTCGTAGGGCATGCCAGAGCCACAGAACCGTCCGCCGTCGCGCTCGGCGTAGCAACCGCCACCGGTGCTGTCGCCACACGCGGACTGACGTGCGCCCTCGGCCATCACGCGCGAGCACCCACGGATCGCGTTCCAACTCGATCCTGGCATTCCATCATTGCTACGCGTCCATGAAATCCCTGTTTTTTCACCCATGCTCAGCTCTCTTTCTAGCGTTGCGAGCACGCCACCATGCTGCAGTGGTTCGCACCTCCACATTGACACGATGACGCGCCTGTTTCTTGTCGCCGCCTCGTGGTTTGGCTGGCAACGGTCCGTGTCGTATCGGTCCCGGCGCAGGCATGTATCGCCTTCGACCGTATTCAAGGCGCGCCCTCAGACATGATGGATCAAGGCCATCAGATCGACTTGCATCCGCGTCGAATTCGGATCGCAGATGCCAGGCTTGACAGCGCCAGCA